TGGTTCAAATACATGAAAGTTTCCAGCTGTATCATCAAGATTGATATCAACTTCTGTTACTGAGTCAGTAGCAGAAATTCTTGGATTGAATGATGCAACACCAGCTCCTACAATTTCTGTACCAGAAGATACCGCTGTGTTGGTAGCTGTTCCTGATGTAGCACTTAATTGTAAGTTTGCTAATGAGTTGGCATCACTAGCGGCAGCTGTTGTTATACCTAAAACTACTTTATGTATAAAAAACTTAGTTGCTGTAACAAGATCATCAGGATGATCTGAGTTTAACTGTCCAAGCTCAACCAGAACATCGTTATCTGCATATGTCACAGAAGCTGCATTTGTACCAGCAAGAGAAACCGCAAAAGTTTGTATTTTCCTAGTTCCTAAAGATATAAGCTGTCCAGTAGAGTTTACTGAGAAACCTGTCTCTGTAACTGCACCTGTACCACTAGCTTCGTTAATTACATTAAAACCGCCCTTTGATCGGACTGGTCCACTAAAAGTTGAATTTGCCATTTTTATACTCCTATATGAGAATAAAGTCTTATCGTCTTGGCTTGTCAGCTAGGTCTGTCGATAAGACAAAAAATTACCCTAGTCAATATATCATACTGCAAGACTAGGGTAATTGGAAGCTAGGAGTAAATTAACATGTATTCGTGTTCGCAAACACCTATCATTTGTTTTTTGTATTTCTTGAGCATGTCTTTCACAGCATGTTGTATGGGTACTGTCCAATCATCCATACGATTAACACTGTGACCAAATGGAGCATCGAATTTATTGAAGCCAGTACCATCTTCAGCGTTTGCGCCATCACAGTATCTTGCCAATAATCTCACACACTCTTGCATTGCTTTGACTACATGTGATGGCAATGCTTTTACTTTTTTGCCTTTGTATAGCTTCTGAACTTCACTGGCATCATATGATATTTCATCAACAATCACATTGACGAGTTCTGGATCATCAAGACTTTTATCAGCAATCTTTTGTTTACTAACGAGTGTCTCAGCTAGTTTAGCATCAATAGATCCATCAACTACGATGTGTTGCACAAGCACTGAGTCTTTCTGTCCAATCCTATGGCATCGATCCTCTGCTTGGTTCATGTTAGCTGGAACCCAATCCATCTCTGCAAAAACCACATGACTAGAAGCAGTCAATGTAATGCCTACACCAGAAGCCTGTATGCTTCCTATGAAAACATCAGCATCACCTTTCTGAAATTCGTCAATTGATACTTGTCTGGCTTTAGTTGACATGTCACCAGTTAAGATAACCACTTTCTTGTCGTGTTTTTCTAAGCCTTCTTTGATGCCAGCTATGACATCTTTATGATGAGCAAAGACTACAACCTTGTGATCAATAGTTGATACATGTTCTACAATATGATCCACTTTCTTTAAAGCCATTTGATGTCTGACACCAGCCATTTTATCGAAAGGTATATCATTAGATGATGTTTCTGCGATCACATCTGACCATGCATCATATTCTTTTTCTAATTCCTGACCATAATGATCTCTACCTAGTACAATAACCTGTCTTACTTTGTCTGGTAAATCAGTCAATACATCTTTCTTTTTTCTTCTAAGCATAATGGTGGATCGCAATCTTTTTTGTAATTCTTTGAGATTAGTTGCACCATCGTAATTCCAAAAAGTCTTACGACCAATTCTAATTTGATGCGCTCCACAGAATTTGTAACCATACTGGTGAAAGTTTCCAAAGACATTTGGACTTAGATAACCAGCTATTGGTTGTAACTCAATTGGTTTGTTTGGTATTGGTGTGCCAGTCAGAGCGACTTTTCTATCTGCTTTTATTTTCAAAGCAACTTTGGCTCTAAGTGTTTTGTTATTTTTTAGATAATGACACTCATCAAAAATTACATATGACCAAGTTCTTGTAAGAATCTTGTCTTTGAATTTTGTGAGCAAATCATAATTGATAATTACAATATCAGGGTTTATGGGAAACTCATCTTTACCATTTTCGATGGTTTTGATGTCACGATCTTGCACCAACCAAGTTTTACACTCAATACCCCAGTTAATTTTTACTGATGCTGGCACTACTATAAGAACTCTTGGCAAATCAACTGAGTTCATCAAACCAATTGCTTGAATAGTTTTACCTAGTCCCATCTCATCTGCAATCAAAGCAGATGGTTTTTTCGATAGAAACTCAATACCAGCTTTTTGGTATGGGTAATAATCCAATCCCTCTGGTGCTTTTATTTCGATATCACTAGAGATAGCCATGGATTCTTCGATCTTTTCATTATCATCACGATATCTTTTACAAACCCACTGATCGCCTTCTTTAGTTATGAAGATACCAGCTTTCTTCAACTCAGATTTACGAACACGATAGATCGCCCAAAAGTCTTGGTTATCTTTTTCTATAATTGCAGTAGAAACAAATCGCCCATCAGGTAGGGCGATTTCTTCTCCAAACTGTAATGGTAATTTAAAAGTTTTATCTTCCATCATAATCACCAATCAGGGAAAGCCATCAAAGTACCAGCATCATATGGCTCTGAGTACCAACCAGCATCCATCAATATCTCACTCAACTTAGGATGTACTGTCATTTCATTCCAGTAATCAAAGATTGGTACATGATCTACACTATCTTCGCTACCTCTAAACCAGATACCTTCATAACCTTCAGCAAAAGTTGATGCTGGTGATGGTTTGGCTTCTGGAAACTCTTTTTCGATTTTGTCAATTAATTTTGACTCGCTCATGCTTGATTTTCTACTCATGATTCTCCTTTTTTTTTATTGAAAGAAAGGTCGTCAATTAATTGACGACCATGAAACCTTTACTAGCTATGTCTATAAAACGAACATCTGGGTGGTAGTGCGTTAGTTCTGTTAAGGAAAAGATTGCTGTCACTCTAGTCGTACCAGGAACACCGATAATCATATACCTTAGATCTGCGAAGCCAAGTCTAGTGAGTGCTTTTGAAAGGTTATCTATATTTTTGTAACTTTTGATACTGTCCCAATTCGGATTTTTTATCATTTTGTCTCCTTTTTTGTTTTTAAATGTTGTTTCCACATACATATAATACTAAATAATACACAAATGTACAACTATTTATACACTTTTTTTTAATTTATTTTAGGTATAAAAAAAGGGTGCGAAAGCACCCTTTATCAGTAGTTGAGTAATAAACCCTACTGTTGGTTCAATTAAGCACCCTGTGAACCATAGATACCTCTCCAGTCAGAGAACCCGAATGAGTATCTCTCTCTAGCTTTGTATCTAATGTTTCCAGTTGTGAAGTCTGGTTCCATTGAAGTTGACATTGCAGTTCTCTGAAATCCTTTTAGTCCTTCGCCTTGGTCCGTTACAGAAGTAATGATGAAGTAAGCATCTGGATCATTTAGATAATGGTTTACAACAGCTCCACCAGAAATCATGCCTGTGTTTCTGATTGAGTTGATGTCATTATCTGCTGTCGCAGTTCTTAGTTCACTGTTCAACAATCTGTCAGCTACGAAAACCAATTGTGGTGGCACAATTAGTTTCGATGGCATAACACTGATTTGTAAACCACGATCATCTGTG